TTCGCTGCGACTGCCCTGACGTGGGTGGTGGACAACATCGCGGGGTTCGGCTTGCCTCCGGTTCTTGTGGTTGCGATTCCTCCGGCGATTGTTGTGTTGGTTGATTACTTGAACGGTGAGAACCCTCGCTTCGGGCGGCAGTCGGATGGCTAAGTTGGTGAAGGGCGGTGTCGTCCTTCGTGACCAGATCAATGGTCGCTGGCCCGGTCGTGATAAGCGTTCTGATGGTTGGATCGGGGATCGGGCGCACTCTAAGCGCAAGTCCGATCACAACCCTGACAAGAATGGTTGGGTTCATGCTCTCGACATTGACGAGAACATGGGCAAGGGCAAGTGGCGCAACGGTAGGGCGGCGAGGAAACTCGCCGACCAGTTGCGTGCGTATGCAGCATCTGGCCTGCCGGGTAGTAAGCGCGTCAAGTACGTCGTGTACGAGGGTCGGCTCGCGTCTGGCACTTACCGCAGCAAGTGGTGGAAGTGGCGTCCGGGTAACTGGGGTCACTACCAACACATTCACATCTCGTTCACGGAGAAGGCGCAGAAGGATGAGCGCCTGTGGCCGCTTCCGATCCTGACGAAGGATCGGCGGTTGAAGAGGGCTTGGCGGAAGGGCCTGTATGGCTGACCGTAAACCGTCGAAGAAGATGACGAAGAAAAAGAAGAAGAAGTTCAGTTCTCCTGCTTGGACTCGTAAAGAGGGACAGAACCCTGACGGCGGGTTGAACGCGAAGGGACGCGCCTCGGCGAAAGCACAGGGGAGCAACTTGAAGCCACCGCAACCGGGCGGCGGCCCTCGTAAGCGTTCGTTCTGTGCTCGCAGCCTCGGTCAGATGAAGAAGTTCCCGAAGGCTGCGAAGGATCCGAACTCTCGTTTGCGTAAGGCTCGACGGAAATGGAAGTGCTAGGTGGCTGAGAATAAGGCGGTTGTCAATGACATTCCTTTTGCTATCGGTCAGGACATTATCGACCGGCTTGCCCGTTTCGACCGCAGCGGGTTTGCTGCGGACTACGCCATAGGTAATCAGCCATGGCTTTCTTCGGCATCAGATGCCACAAGGATTTCCCGAGTTACGACTCAGTACCAGAAAGAACGTGTCGATCAAGCGGCGGCTGCCGGTGAGAACACGCTGTCGAATTGGTGGCTACGCTCTGCTACCTCGTGGCATCGAGGTGAAGGTGCCGAGTTCTATGACGCGGACGAGGGTGACCTGTTCCGTTTCCGTGAGTCGGCGAACATGGATGTGTGGACGCAGGGGCAGATTAGCCTACTGAACTCCACGTCCGAGGTGGCTAGCCACGGTGGGTCTTACGCGCACACGTGCTCGTTGGGAACGTGGTTCATCAACGGCGGCAACGTGTACCTGTACAAGATTGCCACGAGTTCCGTTGTGCAAGTTACTTCTTTCTCTGGCACTGCTCAGGCTCTAACTACTGATGGTTGCAACGCACTGGTCGGTGCCGCTGATGGTATCTACGAGATCGACAGTTCGTTGTCCACCACGAAACTGTACGACCATGCAGGTTCAGGTGCGTCGTGGACAGTTCAGGCCATTGGCTACGTCAAAGACCGCATCATTGTGGGTTGCCAGATCACAGACTCTTACCCCATGCGCGTGTTTGAGTTGGGCCGCAACCCGGCCTCACCACCGGCCACTATCAACATTGCAACTTCGGGTGACTCCCGGTACGAGTACGCCTCAACCGAGTTGAGTTTTGTTGCTGTAACGGAGACTACGAGCGCAATCCTGGTGGCACTGAACATCGGCATCCAGGCTAAGGTTTTGTCATTCACGATTGACACGTCGAGCAGCGGTCTCGGTGCCATGCTTGAGCCGATCAACGTGGCGGAGTTCCCCATCGGTGAAGTTCTCCGCAACCTCAAGTCTTACTTGAACTCGTACGTCATCGCTGCCACAAGCAAGGGTGTCCGTGTTGCCGAGGAATCTGCTGCGGGTACGGGTTTCGTCTACGGCCCTCTATCGGTAGAGGATGACATCTCAGATCTGACATTCGACGGCGAGTACGTGTACGCAACGCGCACCACGGAGCGCCTGGGTGCTAAGGGATTGTGGCGCATTGATCTTGGCCAGGAGGTCGGAGACTTCTACGCTTTCGCTGCTGATCTTTCGGTGGCTGATGGCACACCGCAGTCGGTTGCATTCGTGGGAACGACGGGTCTGGCTTTGATCTGCACAGCAGCAAAGGTCTACATCGAGTCGGCAACCGTGAAGGCCGAGGTCGGTACGCTCGATTCCGGCTTCGTGCGCTACGGCACGACAGAGTTCAAGCAGCCGGTGTCGTTCTCAATCCGTAGCGAAACTACGGCTGGTGTGCTCGGTGTCCAGGTCGCAGATCCTACGGGCGCAAACGCGAACTTTGAGTCTGTCCCGCTGGGTCGAGTGCTGAACATTCCGTTGTCGGCTGACTTGCTTCCCGAGACGGAGTTCGAGGTGAAGGTCACGCTGACACGGGACACTAGCGATACTTCGGTATCGCCGATCCTGCAAGAGTGGCAGTTGCGTGCGCTTCCCGCACCGCTGCGCTCGCGAACAATCACCTTGCCGTTGCTGCTCTACTCAGAGGAGAAAGACTCGAACGGTGTTACTCGGGTGTCGAACCCCTGGCACCGGCTTCAGGCTTTGGAGAAGTTGGAGCAGACGGGTGGGGCGTGCCTGTTGCAGGACTTCTCGACGGGTGACGAGCGCATCTGCGTGGTTCGGGCTGTACAGTTTGAGCAGTCAGCACCTCCGTCGTTTGTTGATGGCTTCGGGGGCCTGGTCACCGTGCAACTACAAACCGTGGATGTGGAGATTACATAATGCAGATGTCGCTTGTGCCGCTAGTGATGCAGGGAGACTCAAACGCACTAGTGGGGCGAGTGAGGCAGGTGTTGAATATCCCTGGCGACAACACATTGGACTACGGATTGTCAGAAATAATTCGGGGCATACAGCACAATCACGACATTCCACCCCACGGATGCTTGGACGAGAGAACCCTGGCAATTTTTGATATTACTCCGTACTAAAAAAGCGAGGCCACCTTCGGGTGGCCCCTTTTTTTTATGCGCATATGCGGATACTGCCCCCCAAAAACCTCCTTATTAGTCGCTCGCCTACGGCTCGCTCCTTGCCGGAACCCTGAAAAAGAGAAATGCCCCCCTACCCCCCACGATTTCAAGATCGTAGCAGGTAGGAGAAACACCCTGTCCGGCTCTTGCCGTCGCCCGTCAAATGGAGTTTCTGCCCCACGCTCTCGCGCAGGCGGAGCCTACCACAGGTGGGCGACACACCGGAACTCTTGTCGTTGTCACAGTTCGGTGCTACGGTTCGGGAGTGGTATTCGAGTGGGAACTGGACAAGTTCCGCCGCATCCGGCTTGAGGACGACATCGAAATTCTGATGGACTCAAGAGCGAGGTACGCCCTGGTGCTAGTACCCTGGCACAGGGCGGAAGGTTCAGAGGTTGACAAGGCGATGTGGCACGCGCAGGCGCAGGGGTTCGAGGTCATTGTCGAGATGGGAAACATCGTCGGCTACACCATCCCCGAAGTCGATAACGAAGATTGGGAATTTATCCTCATGGAGCCAGCAAGTGAATGAAGCACCGGCACACCGCTCGTACTCGCAGTTGAGCACGTTCATGCGATGTCAGCGACAGTATTACCTGTCGAAGATCGCCCAAGTTCCCGAGCAACCGGCTGTGTACCTGGCCGCAGGAACGGCTGTCCATGCCATGATCGAGCACGTGAATCGCGAGTTGGTGGGAGAGCCTGATGCCTGACCAACGTGGTATCCCGACACGGGTGTGCCTGTGCGGCAGCGACACCTTCAAGGTGCTGGTCAGGTTCGAGGACGGCCTGCCCGTGTGGTGGACGCTCAATGGCTACTGCGCCGGGTGTGAGTCGCCGGTCACGCTTGCCTCGCCGGACGAGCAGGAGGACTTGCTGTGCTAACTGACATTTCTGAGAAGTGGTTGGAAGTATTCCAACGGGCCGTTGCCGATGTCGAGGCACGCAGTGATGTGCCAGCAGAGCAGTGGCGTGTGGCTGGTCGTCGCACCAAGGCAAACCCCGATGGGGAAACGCTGGACTTCTGGCAGTCGGAGGGTCTGCGCCAAGTCGAGGCGTACCTGGAGTGGTATCAAAATTCAGGGTGGGCGATTGCCACCCTGCCCGACGGCAAGCCTGGCATTGAGTGGGAAGCCGAGGTGTCGTTCGGTGATACTCCGGTGCGCCTGGTTGTCGATTGCGTCTACACCAACGGCACAGACCTGATCGTCGTTGACTACAAGACGGGCCAGCGTGTGCCCTACGGGCAAGAACAGTTGGCGTTGTACGCAAGTGCGATTGAGAAAGCCTACGGCGTGCGCCCCAAGTGGGGTGCGTTCTACATGAGCCGGAAGGGTGAACTTTCTGATCTTGTCGATCTTGCACCGTGGGGCATTGACTACTTTGACTTCATGTTCGCCTCGATGAACGAGCAAATGGCAACAGGATTCTTCCCACCCCACGTCGGCGACCATTGCTCTTACTGCTCATTCAGGGCATACTGCCCTGCCGTGGCTGGCCTCAAGTCAGCAGAGTTCCCGTTAGAAATATGGACAAAGGAGGGCAAGTGAATAGCACTACTGAATCCCCGTTTAGCCTGACCATCAAGGTCGGCCCAAACAATGATCTGCTGACCGGAAGAGCAGACACGAAGGAAGAAATGACTCAGCGCATTGCTGACCTCCGAGAACTTACGGCGGTGCTGCAAGGCTCTAGTCAGAAGGATGACACGCAGGCGGCAGTTGAGGCCCTCGCCGGGGCCGGAGTCGCCACGCAGGTAGTCGAGGAAGCGACCGCCATCGACACACAGGTGGACAGGTACGGAAATGAGTGGACATACGGGCACCCCGATGCACCCGATCTGCCCGATGGTCGCGGCAAGTACGCACGCAAGAAGGGCACAAACAAGGCAGGCCGCGTGTACGTCGGCTGGTTCGACCCAGTGAAGGGGCCGAAGCCCTTCCCGAAGGGTGCCGTTGAGGCAGAACCGATCTGGCCGCAGCGATAATACGTGCGCTCTTTACTTCAGGTCATTCGTGGCTCGTCGTTGGCGGGTGAGGATCTTCCTGAGATCCTCCCCGCCTTGACGGCAAGCACAATTAGATTTCGCCGTGGACAACTCCACGTAGTTGCCGGTCAACCGGGTCGAGGCAAGACGCTGTTCGCATTCTGGTACGCCGTGAAGTGTGGGGAGTCAGTGTTGTATCTCAATGCCGACTCCGACCAGGGAACGATGGCGAACCGGGCTGGGGCCATCATGCTGCAAATGCCCGTGAACGAAGTCAAGAGGTTGCGTGACACGGAAGGCGAAGTGCTGCTTGAGGATGCGATCTACGACCTGACCCGCCGGGTGCGCATTGAGCCTGACCCTCACCCGACACTCGACGGAATCTATGAAGAAGTGCAGGCGTATGTCGAGGTGTTCGGGAGGCCTCCAGCAGCGATTTTTGTAGACAACTTGATGAATATTCAGGCGACGCACGACAACGAATGGACAGGGCTGAGAGATGCCATGAGTGCGCTGCACTCGTTGGCTCGTGAGACTGAGAGTGCAGTCATAGCCCTGCACCACACGAGCGAGCAGTCAAGTAATCCCAACACCCCAGGCCCTATGCGCTCGGTCATGGGTAAGGTCAATCAACTTCCCGAGGTTATTCTTTCGGTCGCACGCGACGGCGATAAGTTTCATGTAGCGGCTGTGAAGAATCGGGACGGCGAGGCCGACCCCAACGCCACCAATCCGACCACCGTGTACTGCGACGCACCAACGATGTCGCTCTTCAACAGCCTGCAAGAACTGGAGTTGTACAGAACCAAGAGGGAATGGCAGTAGTGCAGTGGCACGAGGCGGCAACGTGCCGATCCGTCGATCCAGAGTTGTGGTTCCCCGAGTGCCAAGGCCAGCAGTGGGAGGCCGTGATGATTTGTTCTCAATGCCCTGTGCAGCGTGAGTGCATGACTGCATCGTTCGATCAGCAAGAAGAGTTCGGCGTGTGGGGTGGCCTGACCTCATGGAAAAGGGTGGACTTGCTGCACAAGTACAGGAAGAAAACTTACTCTGATCGGCCCGGCTTCATTGATCGCCTGCTTCAGCAGGTAGATACTGATATTGCGGATCGCGTGGCGCACCAGGAAGAAGTGAATGACCGGCGACTGGAACGCAACGCGCGGAACAATCAGCGAATCCGAGACGAGTTGAAGTCAAGAGGGTTGAACTCAAGAGGTAAGAAGTGAGCACAGCAAACAAACGCAAAGGCTCTCAATGGGAGCGTGACGTCGAGGATCACTTGAACACTCAAGGCGTGAAGGCTCGTCGCCTTCCTCGCGCAGGATCGAAGGACATCGGTGACGTTTGCATAACAGGGGCCGACTTCGACATCGTGATTGAGGCGAAGAATGTCAAGGATGTCTGGAGTCAGATGAAGGGCTTCCTTCGGGAGGCCGACGTTGAGTCTTGCAACTATGACCTCAAGTATGACCGGAACACGATCCCCGTGGTGATGACTAAGACTCGTCAGGCTGGCACGGGTGAGGGTCGGGTCGTCATGACCATCGACACGTTCATCAACCTGCTGAAGTGGGGTCATGTGGCATGAACGAGGACGTGATGGAGCAGCAGTTGCTTGCTGTGTTCGAGCACTATGGGCTACCGGAGCCTGGCTATGGCGAGCGTTCGATCAAGTGCCCCGCTCACGATGATCGAGTCCCGAGTGCCTCCGTGAACCGCCAGAAGGGTCTTTGGCACTGCCATGCTTGCGGTGCAGGCGGTGGCCCCATCGCCCTCGTACAAGCGATGGAGCAGGGGTCATATCAGGATGCTCGTAGGATGGTAGAAAGCCTGTCAGGCTCCTCGACAGAGCCGATTTGGAGCATTCCTAGGCGTTCTAAGGGTAAGCGGTGGACTCCACCCAGGCTTCGGGCCACATCATGAGACTTACTGTGGAGTATCTTGGCTGGACACTGGATATCAACCTCGATCTGACCACCAACGTGGAGGAAGAGAAGGGCGAGGCTGACCGCCTCACCACTAGCGAAAACGGTTCGGTAGGATTCACCCCCGATCCAGCGTTTCGAGATTTGTACCCTGAAGAAGATGAAGAGTAGGAGAAAAAAATGCTAGAGGCACTCGTACTGACGGTGGCCCTTACCGGCAAGGGAGACTTCGACTACAAGAATCCGTGGACACCAACAAAGAATGTGCAAGAGATCCCCGACAGCCTCTACCGTGGCTGGCATTACAATAAAAAATACGAACCGTTTAGAAAATGTATCCTGGCCCGTGAGAGTGGATCCAACTTCAAGAGCGATGGAAGTGGAGGCTCAGGTGCCTATCAGTTTATTCAGTCAACGTGGGACGCATACGTCGTGAAGGTTGACCCAGGCTATGTCGGTGTTCGACCCAACAAAGCACCGCCGTATCTCCAGGAGGAGATGTTTTGGGTTGTTGCGAACAGTCGTGCCAAGAAGCCCGGCTTGGAGGGCGCGCATCATTGGTCGGCCAGCCATGCTCACGGTGCTGGATACACACACGTAAAGGACTGTTGACCTATGACCCCCCCTTGTCCCCACTGTGGAGGGCCAACGAACACAGATTGCTACCGATTGCTGCTCAGGTGCGCAAGTTACGCCTTCGACTGCGGGAGGTACTCAATCAGGCCCGATCCGCCCGTAAGGGAGATCCCACTTTTTGATTGGCCTTCGAGAGATCGCTTGAAGAATGAAACCTAACGAAAAGTTGATGGACTTGTGGACACGTGCAGCCCACGTGTACCACCTCGAACTCGGTGGCTCACCAGCAGAGGAATACCTTGGTGGCCGAGGCTTACTGGATGCAGCCCCGCAGTTTCTTCTCGGCTACGTCGCCGAGCCGGAACCTGGACACGACCACAGATTCACTGGCATGTTGTCGATCCCGTACATCACGCCTGCCGGTGTGGTCGGCTTCAAGTTCCGACGACTGACGGAGGGCAGCCCTCGCTACCAATCACCAACTGGACAGAGGCATCACTTATTCAACGCTCAGGCGATCATTGAAGCCTTCGATCACATCCTCATAGTGGAGGGCGAACTCGACGCCATTGCCGCTACTGTTGCTGGCTTCCCTGCCGTGGCTGTGCCTGGTGTGAACGGATGGAAGCCTCACTTCCGTCGTTGCTTTGACGGCATCGAGCGGGTGCTTATCATGTGTGATAACGACCTGAAGGAGGACGGCAGTAATCCTGGTCAAGAGTTGGCCAAGAAACTGACTGAAATGCTGCCAGATGCGGTGCGCGTGTCGCTGCCCCTGGGGGAGGACGTCAATAGTACGCTTGTGAATCAAGGAGCGCAGTACCTCGCAGACCTTGTGAGGGCAATCGAATAGGAAGGTGCTCCTATGGTGGCTACTCCACCGCCCTTCGCCCCACCCTTCGGCCTCTCGGTCGAAGAGTTAGTCCGTTATCATCGACGTGCTACAAACTATGCGCGCTTCCGCATTCAAGATGCTGGCGCACGTGAGTACGGCGAGGAAGACCAGCAACTAATCGAGAACTATGACCCCGCTCGGTGCCTGCTGGAGATCCGTCAAGAGATAGCGGACGCCATCAACTATCTTGTCGGGCTTGACCTGCAGATAGGTCGCTGGCAAGACCGAATCCAGGATGTTGGATGAAAAGAATAGTTGTTATTTCTGACCTGCAAATACCCTTCGAGGATAAGAAGGCTGTCGATGCTGTCGCTCAGTTCATCGAGGAGTACGAGCCCGATGACGTGATCTCTGTCGGCGACGAGAGCGACCTCGCACCCATCAGCAGGTACTCACTCAACACCCGCAGCATGTACCAGGGAGACCTGGGCAAGGAGCGAGACCGAGTGGTGGACGTGTTGGGGATGTTGAAGATCAAGCACATCACCCGCAGCAATCACCTCGACCGATGGTTCGCTGCCCTGTCCCGTGTCCCAGCATTCGAGACCATCCCCGAGATGCAACTGGAAGAGTTCTACAAGTTCAGGGAACTCGGCGTGACCTACCACCAAGACCCCTGGTCACCAGCCCCAGGCTGGCTACTCATGCACGGGGACGAGGGCACGCAGTCGAGTAAGAGTGGACAGACAGCACTTGGCCTGACCATGCGCACGAATAAGTCGGTGGTGTGCGGTCACACCCACAGGCAAGGGATCGCCCACCACACGTTCACCTACCTCGGAGACAAGAAGCCCTCCATCAGGACAGGCTTCGAGGTGGGCACGCTTGCTGACTTCGGGAGCCCTGGCATGAGGTATGCCAAGTTCAAGAATTGGCAGCAAGGCTTCGGCCTGCTGTACGTGGAAGGAAGCAACGTGACTCCAGTGGCCGTGCCCATCATCAACAAGTCATTCATTGTTGAGGGCGTCAAGTACTCGTGGCGGTGAGGGTGTGGCACTAGAACTAGACGACGCATTCTGGATGGAAGTTACTGATTTTGCTGCCGTGGCAGCGGCTCCCGTCCACCGAAACTTCAACAAGTTTATCGACTTTGATGATCTCAAGCAGTCAGCCTGCGAGTTCGCAGTCAAGAAAAAAAGTAAGGTCATCGAGTACCTGGATCGAGAGGATAAGCAGGAGCGTAGGCAGGGTGAGGCAGCACTAATCAAGATGCTGCGCCGCCACTGTGATCGAGTGGCACGCAAGGAGAAGGCGGCAAGGCTCGGCTACCAGCCCGAAGATGAATACTTCTACCGCCCTGCGATGGTCGAGAACCTCATAAAAGTGTGGGGTTCGGGTGACTTTGATCTTGTTGGTCAGGTGTTTGATCCTGCCGAGATGGGGCAGAAGCGTAAGATCAAGGTAGCCAGCGAGGGCAACGACTTGCTCGCCATGATGGCCGACATCGACGCAGCCATGAAGTCTCTCGACTCACGGACTTACGGAGTCCTGTACCTGAGATTAGTTGACGAGATGAAACTCGTGGAGATTGCGAAAGAGTGGGAGATAAGTCCGCAGCGAGTGGATCAGATTGTCCAGCGCGGGATCAGAAAGATCATCGAGTACCTGGGTGGACGCACCCCTTACTAAGGTGATGGGGAGCCACGTGTGAGGTGGCTCCCCTTCTCCTTCTACTCGAACTGCTCAAGCCATAAAGGCTGCCTCATGGGCATGACGATCATGCCCGTGCCTGGTGCCTCTTCTCGATGGGCCGAGACCAGACACTCGGACGCCTTCAGGGCTTGCTTTTTCGTTGTCCAAGTTCCGACCGCTAGATCGGGGCCGTTCGCCATGAGACGGGCGACCACGATCCATTGATCCTTACTTGAGCGCACGTCGTCAAGTGTTTCTACCACTTCACGTGCCATGTCTATGGCTTCGTCGGACAGGCTTGGATCAAGGATGTTTGCGACTGCAACCAGTTCACGCTTGGTTGGTTTACTCACACCCCACCGCCCATAACTCGCCATTCCTGCCAACCTTGACGCCCTCTATCCTGCGAAGGGCAACTCGTAGTTGACGTTGTATGCAAGAGTCACACTCGTAACCCCGCATTGACTGCTCACACTTTGATGCGGGGAAGTCCATCTTGCATGTAGAGCAAGTGACCTTACGGTTCACTTACTCCCCGTCGAGGGGAACGTGGCCCACACGTGGTACTTGTTGCCGTCCCGACGGACTGCCGCACGCAAGCCAGCAAGGCTCTTGATCGCTCCCCGATTGATCTGGTTTGCGTACACGTAGGGCGCACCACTGCTCTGCTTACCGACCTCGTAAGACTGGATGATCGCCCACTTGTCGGGGTTGGCTTGGCACTGCTCTAACTTGCGCCGGTTTGCCGAGGCCGCCGCTGTCTTGGTGTGTGTTGCAGGCAATGTGTCAACGAACTTCATTTCTTTCTCCAATGGTTGTGAATGGATGGGGGCGGAGGCCGAGTCCACATTCGGCCCCCACCTATTCAGTTGTCACGCAGCGAGAATGGCCTCGTTGCGTGGGTCTACACGTGCTATCTGTCATGGTAGCACGAAAGGGTATCACGGACTAATAAGTCCCCGCAGGAGGGGCATTTGCGTGACGCCTTCCAGGCACGCACGTACCCCTCCTCTTCTCCTATTTCTTTACCCATGTGGTGCGCAAGGAGCACCGCACCCACGAGCACCATCAGGGTAAAGATCACGAACGCGCTCATACCATTTCCTGAGCCGGTGGCGTACCTGCGTGTTCGGGGGTGAGTTCTGACCAGCCCTTGACGTACCGCAACCAGTCGCCACCCTGGATACGGTAAGCCCCAATTTCAGAGTCGGGGTACACAAAGGCCAGGGCCTCGTAGGTCTCCAGGGTGATCGTCGTATCTGTCCCGCCGAAAGGCAGTTTATCGGTGGTGTTGATGTAGATTTGCCTGGTCTCGTAGCCAGCACTCTCCTCCAGGTGGCGTATCCGTGCGAGCACCTGGGGGTCAGTGATGTGGGTCACCTCGCCGTACACGTAACTGTTGTACGGCAGGTCTGATTCCACCATGTAGGGGAAGGGTGCGTTGGTGTGTGTGACCCGCAACTCGTAGTGGGCGGTGTCGCTGTGAGTGTAGGCCAGGGCCATCGTGTGACCACTCAGGTACCACTCGTGCAGTGGCTGCCCTTCACGCAACGACCCGTACACAAACAGGGGTACGGGGTTGTCCTTACTTGGTGTGATGTTCACTTCTCCTCCTTGTCGTCATCCCAAAGGATTTGATCCATGTGATACTCGTCGTTGATCTTTATTCCATACTCGTCGTCATACGGCAGACTCATTCGTCTTCCCCTTTCTTTTCGTGACATTTGCAGGAACAATCCATCGGCATCCCGAGGACGATCCCTGGGCCTGGGCAGCGATCACATTCTGTGGCCTGCCCGTGGTGTTTCTTGCAGTATGAACTAATCACGCAGGCAAACTCCCTGTCTCCCTGGCGAACTGCTCACTCGGTGGCATGGTGGAGTACGGGTCGCACTCGATCCAGTAACCGAGTAAGTCCTCGCTGTTCCTCCCCGTCTTGGGGATCTCGTATGCCAGGAGTTTGTACGGCTGGGGTGTGATGAACTGCTTCACGCCCTCGGCCACCGTCAGTTTGCCGTCGATGACCTCGTGCCGCCACGTCGTACCGTCCTCGCCCACCCATTCGATGAACGATCCTTCCTCCACGTAGGGTGCAACGATTGCGAGGAACAAGTCCTCTTGCCCTGTCTTGTTGTCGTAGGAGTTGAGTTGCACCATCTTGCCGTCCGCCGACACGTCGAACCCGAGTTGCAGGAACACGTCATACACGAGGTTGACTTGCTCGTCGTAGTTAGGGGTCATCCATGAGAACCACTTCTCCTCACGCTCTCCCCCGAAACTACCGCCACGCTTCCAATCGTGGTACTTCCAGTTCGCGTCCTTGAGGACTTTCAGTACCTCCTCATTCTCAGGTACTGCGAACTCTGCTCTTGTTATGGATACAAAGTAACCCATTGCTCTTCCTTCCTAGTTGCTGATTGCAGTACGACCAGAGCGTACTGCGCTGCTGTTACCGAGTGAGGCATTCCTTCCTGCCTCTTGGCCTGCGCCATAGGCTGCGCCACTGATAGAACTCCCACCTCCCCACGAGCCACGGCCCTTCGGCACGCTGGCGTAGAACTTGTCCACCTCGCTGCGCCTGTCCGCTAGGACGAGAGCACCCGTGGTGGTCGTGCCATTGACGTCCACCTCCTGCTCCTCCATGCTGCGTGCCGCATTGCGGCAGCGTTCACCGATGGTGGAGGCGAAGCCTGAGTAGAACGAGCGTCGTGCTGTCCTCGCAGTCATCTTCCTCCACTCACCCTGATTGTCGAAGAAGCCTGCGCGGTCGCGCCAATCGTCTGTCTTGATGTAACGCTCGGACGCTGCCACCATTTGCAGGGACAGGCTGTTGTACATCTGTGTCGTGATGTCGATGTCACCCTGGAAGCCATGCGCCACGACGTACCGTGAGTCACGGTCAATCAGGAAGCGCAGGTTGTTGGCCCTACCGATAGCCAGGTAGAGGTTCACAAAGAATGACCTCGTTTGTGATCGGTCATACCTGTCGAACAGTTTGACTGTCTCAGCCACGGGGGTATCCTTGCGTGCCTCCCCGCCTGCCGCTAGGCGTGCGGCTTCCATATCTATCGCGTACTTAGTTGCCAACTCCTGTGCCTTAGCGATGTAGGTGTCTCGCTCTATGTCGTTGGTCGTTCCCTCTGCCTTGCTCAGTAGTGCGCCGATACGTGTGGTGATGTCACTCATTTGTTTTCATACCTCTCTCTCTCAGGTAATCACTCACAGCCTTACGGTGTGCTTCTCTCTCCTCCGGTGTGCGAGGATCGTCGTCGGGGTAGCGATCCTCCAGAGGGTTGGTCAGGTACTCCTCGTACTCTGCTGTGTTACGCAACAGTGCTCCTCCTATCTTCCTTGATACCAAATGTATCATACTTGTAAGCGAAGATGTGCTTGTCGATAACCCAGGCGTGATGGGCCTGATAGATCGGTGACTCGTCGTGCTTGAGCACAAACGACTCGTACTGATACGGGTTGTAAGTGACCTCCTCGTAGCCGTCATGCTTGCGGAAGATATCCACGCTGACCGCACTGTCAATGCCGTCGTAAGGGTGCGCCCTCACACGGTGGTCACCCCAGGTCACTAGTTCTCCACGCACAAAAGCGTGGACGTTCTTCTTCTGTTCTTCCAGCACCCTCTGCCTACCGGCAGGTTGCACGGCGAACCGTGCTTCCGACAGGCAGAGGAACTGATAGTGCTGGACACGGCCACCGATGGGCCGTGCCGACAGGCATTGCCTGTGCAGGTTGTAGTAAGCCTCGTACCTCATGGCTAACTCCTATCGGCTATGGCCTGCACAGCACTGACGAGCAGGGCCATCTGATCGGTCAGTTCCTTGATGTGCCAGTCAATGTCGCCGAGTGTTGCGAGACGCAGGCTGATCTCGTTCAGTTGGTGCTCGATCTCGGATACGTCAGTCATTACGACCTCCTAGTTATTCTTGATGATGGATACAGCGATGTCAGTGGCACGAGCCAAGTCCTCCTCGGCCCACCCACCGACGGCCCATTGCGTAGCCTGCTTGCCCTGGTAGCACAGGCACAGGCCGAAGTCCTCCCCGCAGTCGAGGCAAGACTCGCAGGTGTAGCAGTAGCCGAACACCATTGCCTCGTCGTAACTCAGTATGCTGCCGCAGGAGCGGCACGCCTCGGGAGTGGCCTCGTAGTCATCTTCCTTGGCGATGACGGTGTGAGCAGAGTACGCACGAGCCAGGCTTGCGTAGGTGTAGACGGACTTGTACGAGTCGTTGCTCCACCAGATACCGTCCACCCACTCGCCGTCTTGCTCGTTGAGAATGTAAATGCCGTACTTGAGTGACTTCTCAGTGGTGAACAGCACCACCTTGGACGACAGCCACGCCTCCAACTTGGCCCACTTGTTAGGCTTGTCGAGTATCTGCAAGCCACGGCGGGGCAACTCGACCTCGGCGAACCAGCGGGTATCGCTGCGGTCTTTCTCCAATGGGGCCTTCGGCATGACGCCGTTGTGTGCGAGGACTGTGCCGCCCTCACCGACGGTGAATGGGTGGCAGTTGGCTAGGTCAATCGTGCCGTGGGTGGCATAGCGAGCGTGATACATGGACGCTGAGCCAGGGTGCTCCTTGAGTGCCTCCTCGTAGGACTCGATAGCAACCGAGGCTTCCATGCTGTGCGCTTGGATAATGCGGTCTCCGAGGTGGACTGCCCACCCGAAGCCGTCGGGATTGTTGATACTTGCATTCCACAGGCCATCGTAGTCGGGAGTAGCCTCGTGGTCACAGTAAGCGAGTAAACACATGATGTGCTCCTATCTAGGCCGAAGCCATATCGAACTTGTCGGCAAGCATTGCCGCCAAGTGTGGGTACTTGTCGCGCTGCATGAGCGCGTCGTGTGCGAACACGTCAAACTTGAGAGCACCAGCGAACGCTTGGCGCGTGGTCATGGTGCGGGTGTATTCGATCAAAGCGTGGAGGAACTCGATGTTGGCGAGCAGTCGCTCGGGCTTGAGGCTGCCACGGAACATGCGTACCTCCACGGTGTTGCGGTTTTGCAGGTTGATCCACATGTACCGATCACCGGCAGACATACCCCGCTTGTGTCGCTTGACGTTGTGGGCCAGGTATGTCCTGCGATCCCATGAGTCGAAGCAGTGCGAGTAGTCCACGTCACCACGTCCCGCTAGTCGAGTCATCGCTGCCCCGTTGCGGTAGATGAACTGAGCGAAGCGGTACAGGTGCGCGCTGCTCTCGCCGAAGGCACGCGAGTCAATGTGAATGTGTATCCCGCAGGTGCTGGTATTCCACGAGCGCATACCAACATCACGGGCATACCGCATACTGTCGATCAGTCGTGGCAGTATCTCGTGCCACGAGTCGAGAGTGCGTGGGTGGCTCACCATCTCGATAGCGTCCGCGGAGTAGAGCGAACCGTCACCCTTGTAGTAGAACTCGGTATGACGGAACGTGTCGCGGAAGTTATCGAGCGCGTCCTGCCCGTTGCCGTGCTCACTCTCCATCTCAATCTCCACGCCGAAGTGACGGTGCTTGCCGTCGTCACCGTGGAAGATGGGCTCGGGCTTGTACGAGTAATCTTCCAAGCCGGACAACTCGCCATTGCACGAGCCGTTTTCCTCGAAGTGGTATTCGCAGCACTCGTCGCACCATGTGGCGATATGGTCATGGCAAGACTCGCACAAGTCTTGCGTAGTCTGCCAGCCGGTAGGGTCAGACACCGTTAGCAGCGGGTAGTCGGCTCGATCGCAACTATCCCCACACTCGTCGCAAAAGTGGACGACCGTGGAGTAGCACGAGTGGCACAAGTCGCGGCTACCTCTGTCGGCACACCGGACTTGATGGACTGAGCGACCGCAACGATCGCAGTCGTACATCGGAGGCTCGATAGCCTCGTCGGTTTCTTCCGTTGTTTCTTCGGACATCACTTTCCTTTCTGTTGGGAACTGCGCTATCGGCAGTTCTTGCACATGCCGTTCATGCAACGCATGAACTCTGCGAATGCTGACTCGTCGATATTGTGCTCGAAGTAGAACCATTGCTCATCGCTGAGAATGCCGTCCTCCTTGTATTCCTCCAGCAGCCAATGCGTGCCGAAGTAATCGTCCTGACCCTCGAACATATCTTTCGCGCGGAGAACGATGTCCTCCCAATCGTCGCGCTGCATAAGCAATGCTTGCAACGCGCCGTGCGCTGTGCGCGCCGTGACGCGCGCACTCTGTGCGATGACGGTCACTATGACCACCAGCCTTTCATGTAATCTATCAACCGGTCTTTCCGGCGATACATCTATTCTAACATACACCCATGCATTTGAGCATTAGAGTTAGCATGTGCCAGCCATCAGACGGACAGTCGGCCTCGGCCTCCCCATCGGGTACGGCGACGTGCGCGCGGTGGCGCGCGACGGGCGACGGGCGTGCTGTGGACAATGCAAGCGTTGCACGCGCGGGCGAGGGCCACCCCCCCGCCGACCTGGGGTTTGTAAAGGTGGCCCCCACCCCCCACACCCCCTGTCCTGAGAAAAATTTTTGCCTACATTCTGGGGCATTCTGGGCATCTTGAAAAAAAAGTTTGGCCTGGGGGGTTGAAATCACCCCCTTTTCAAGCCCTCTTCTTTTATAGGGAAGAAAAAAACATTGAGGCGCTTCGCGCCGAGATGTTCGTATTTTTTTTGTGGATAAGTGGGTGAGGTCTATCCAGCGGCCCCCCTGGATTTTTGCCCCTGTTGTCCCCCTGTGGAGTGTTATGTCTGAGGATGCTTCGTCTCGTAGGCGGGTTAGTGCTGATGAGGCCCGTAAAGAACTGATTGACTTGGTGCGGCAGGGCCGCACTATCTCTGATGGCCTGAAAGTTGTTGGCCGCTCGCGGTCGTGGTACGACGCGCAGCGGCGTTCGGTTGAGGGTTTTTCTGTGATGGTGGATGGTGTCCGCCTGCGGCAGTCTGATGCTGCCTCGGCGGCCCGTAAATCGGATATTGGTTTCTCGGAGTTTTCGCAGCGTTACTTGGATACTCGCGTGTGGCCGCACATGCAGAATGTGGTGGACTTGCTGGAGGGTCGGGAGCCTGAGTGGCTGCCCGAGCAGATGATCTACGAGCCTGGCAATGCTGGCCTGTCTCGGCTGATGGTGAACGTCCCGCCGAATCATGCGAAGTCGATGACAATTACCATCAATTACATCACTTATCGGATCGCGAGAGACCCGAACATCAATGTTTTGATTGTGTCGAAGACTCAGGAGCAGGCGAAGAAGTTCCTGTACGCGATCAAGCAGCGGTTGACGCACCCGAAGTACGCGGACTTGCAGGTGGCTTTCGGCCCGGCGGATGGTTACCGGGCGACTGCTGACCAGTGGGCGGCGAACAGGATCTATTTGGGTGGGGATGCCCGGGACTCCGGCGAGAAGGATCCGACCGTTGAGGCTCTCGGGATGGGCGGTCAGATCTATGGTTCGCGTGCGTCGCTGATTGTGTGCGACGACGTGGTGACCTTGGCTAACGCTGGGGAGTGGCCTAAGCAGATGGACTGGCTGCGCCAGGAGGTTGCCTCGCGGCTCCCACCGGGGGGCGGTCAACTGCTGGTGGTGGGTACTCGCGTTGCCCCGATTGATCTTTACAAGGAACTGCGGAACCCGGAGCATTACACGGACGGGAATGTTCCGTGGACATATCTTGCAATGCCTGCCGTGCTGGACTACAAACCTGACACGGCTGATTGGGCGACGTTGTGGCCCAAGAGTGAGCAACCTTTGGCGGATAGCGATACGCCGGACGCTGATGGGTTGTTTGAGAGGTGGAGCGGGCCGCGTCTGAATGCGGTTCGCAACGAGGTTGGGCCAGGTAAATGGTCGCTGGTGTACCAGAACCTCGATGTCGCAGAAGACGCCATTTTCGACCCGGTATGCGTCAGAGGCGCAGTGAATGGAATGAGGAAGCCGGGGGCACTGGTGTCTGGCGCGACAGGCCACCCCGCCGATTCAGCGAATTTTTATCGAGTAATCGGCATTGACCCAGCGATGACTGGAGATACTGCGGCTGTTGCTTACGCCGTGGATCGGAGAACAAACAAGCGGTACGTCATAGATGTCTACGTAATGACATCGCCGACCCCTGCCGCTATCCGTGACCTGATCCGAGAGTGGGCGGATGCGTACAAGCCGCATACGGTGATCGTGGAGTCGAACGCCTTCCAGTTATTCCTGACACAGGATGAGGAAATCAGGACGTTCCTGTCCAGCCGTGGGATTGCCTACCGTCCGCATCACACGAGCACCAATAAAACAGACCCCGAGTTTGGTGTTGCATCCTTGGCCCCCTTGTTTGGCACAAAGACCAAGAGAGAGGGCCAGGAGGCCACTAAGCACGCAGGCGACAACCTGATCGAGTTGCCTGACGCCTCCCGCAGCGAGCACATGAAGAAAATGATCGAGCAGTTGGTCACATGGCAGCCGGGGGTGCGCGGCAAGAAACTAAAAATGGACACAGTGATGGCGCTGTGGTTCTGCGAGATTGTCGCTCGCGAAGTTTTAGCACAATCCTCGGGGGTTTCGAGGTTCGTAAAGAACGAGTTCGCCACGAAAGCGGACATTGAGTCTCGTTACGTCATAAATCTTGATGATCTTGCTGCTTCGCAGCAATTCGCCCGAATCTAGGAGGTACGCGGGTGACCGATTACGCTCAACGCTTTGACGCAATCCGTAAAAGGAACGGAGAGCGCGATCAGCGTATGCGTGAAGTTGCTATGGTTCGCGCTGGCGAAGCCGGGCACGTGTTTCCTGGGCTATTTCCCGAGGGCATGTGGTCAAAGCCGATCATTGCCAACTTGATTGACGTTGTAGCCAAGGACTTGTCTGAGCAAATCGGCGTCGTCCCGTCTGTCAGCGCATCCGGCGACTCGTCTCTCGATGATTCGTCCCGAACAAAGGCAGACAAGCGCACAAAAATCGCTAACTACTACCTCTCTTCCTCCCGTTTGGGCGTAAACTTGATCCGCGCAGCCGATCAACTCGTCACCTACGGCTTTGTGCCGCTCCGTGTTGAGCCTAACTTCACGGAAACCCGCCCCCACATTCACGTGGAGTCGTGCGAAGGTGCCTACTACGACATAGATCGGTTTGGGAGCGTCCTCGCGTACGCCCACCTGTTCCGCCGAAGGGCGGGTGACCTGGCCGCGATGTTCCCTGAGTACGCGGACAAGATCATGACGCGGGGAATGTACGGTTCCACCGACGAATCCTCGATGATGGAGGTCGTTCGCTTCTATGACGAGAACGAGAGCGTCATGTTTCTGCCGGAACGCAAAGGACTGGTGCTGGCAAAGACCCCGAACCCCTTGGGGCGCGTCCCTGTCGCTATCGCGCAGCGGCCTAGCCTCGACGGAGAGACCCGTGGGCAGTTCGATGACGTGCTCCCGGTGTACGCCGCGAAGGCGCGGCTCGCTCTGCTGATGATGGAGGCCACACAGAAGTCTGTGGAGGCACCACTTGCATTGCCGCAGGACGTTACGCAGTTGTCCATCGGGCCTGACGCGGTTATTCGATCCAATAGTCCAGAAAAAGTCCGGCGAATCCCATTAGACATCCCACAGTACACTTTCGCTGAGAACAACCTGCTGTCAGACGAGTTGAAGTTCGGCACAAGGTTCCCTGAGGCCCGCACAGGCCAAATGGACTCTTCCATTGTTACGGGTCAGGGCGTCAAGGCCCTCATGGCCGGGTTCGACGGGCAGGTAAAGACCGCACAATCAATTTTGGGCGACGCCTTGGGCGAAGCCCTGTCCCTGGCGTACGCCATTGACGATGCTTACTTCGGAGACATCCAGCGTGAGGTTTCCGGCAGCGCAAACGGCGTCCCGTACAAGTTGAAGTACCGGCCCTCGACCGATATTGACGGAAACTACGGAATCAACATCGAGTACGGCCTGATGGCTGGGCTTGACCCCAACCGAGCCCTGGTGTTTGCGTTGCAGGCACGCGGCGACAAGTTGATCTCCCGCAATTTCACGCGACGGAACCTGCCGATCACGATGAACGCGGCAGAAGAAGAACGCGCCATTGATATGGAAGAGATGCGCGACGCATTGAAGGCAGGGGTTGCCTCGCTGGCTGCGGCAGTCCCACAGATGGTTACGCAGGGTCAAAACCCACTAGAAATCATCGAGAAGATGGCTACGGTCATCGGCGAACGCAAGAAAGGCACCCCTCTTGAGGATGCGGTTGCCAGGGCGTTCGAGCAACCAGAGGAAGAAGAGCAGGAGCAAGATCCAATGCAGCCTGCCATGCAACCTGGTATGCAACCTGGCGGCGATATGCCTGCAATGGAGCAAGGCCCGCCGCCAATGCAACAGTTACTTGCCGGACTCACAGGGTCAGGCAATCCCGTACTTGCTGGCCGAGTGGTTCGGCAAGTTCCCGCGTAGAGGAGAAAGAAATGATCGGAAAGCAAGGCGGAATCGGTAAGGCCCCCACGGGTGGAGGCGTTATTCAGCCGAAGAGCATGGGTGGCGGCGTCGCTGGTGGCGGCAATGTTGCTAAGGGCTCGAACCCGCAGGGCATCAAGGGCAACAACAACAAACTCAAGTAGTCGTGCCAACCGTCAAGGGGAAAAAGTACCCCTACACGAAGAAGGGCATGATGGACGCCAAGAAAGCCATCAACAAGGACGACGCACGAGGGTTTCGCGCGCGTGTAGCGAAAGCGAAGCGCATCAAGGGCGAAACGGTGGCACCTGAGAAGGCCAGAACGGCGAAGATCAAGGGCAAAGTTCGCAAGCCTGGACTAGGTGAAGGCGAGCCGCCGAACAAGACTCGCACGATGCGGCGTCGGGGCAAGGGCGAGCCACCCAACAGGAAGTACCCGGTAGGGCCTGGCAACGCCAAAAACAAGGACTACCCGGGCCTCCTCCGGCCCGGCGGGAAGCGAAAGAAGAAGTAGTCATGCCCAATTACAAAAAAGGTGAACCCGCAAATCGCTCCAAGAACCGCAAGGACGTATTTACTCCAGGCAAGGTGCAGGAGAGCGGATCGCTCGGCTACATGGTCGCAAGCCTAATGAGGGCTTTGGCTCGCTCGAAGGACAAGAAAGCCATCAGCAAGTTGGCGAAGACTCCTTCCGGCTCTTCACGCAAGTACCCGAAGAGCAACGTCAAGGTCAAGAAGACGGCGGTGAAGAAGACCCCCCAATACCGAGCGAACAAGTCTCGCGTAAAGCCAACGCCCGGGAACAAGGAGTTCTACGCGACCAAGCCAAGCCGCGAGAAAATTGCTGCTAAGCGGGATGCAACGAAGCCTTCGGCGAAGAAGAAGGCTCCCGCAAAGAAGCGTACGGCAGCACAGATCGAGAAGCAGTTTGATCTTGAGCGCGAAATCAAGAACGAACTCACTCGTCTCGGTAAATCCGCGTCGAAAGCGGACATTGCCAAAATTATTCGCAACAAACAGCGATAAATTTAGTTAGGAAGACATGGCTAGGGGAGAACCACCCGGCAGAACGTACACCGCAAAAAGCAGGCGGGAACGGCCCTCTTTCACAACTCGCAAGCCAGAGAAAGACCGCACCTATTCGTCATCATCGACTCCGACATTTGGACCCGGTGGTGGGGGTGCGGCCCAGGCTCGCTTGCAGCAGGATCTCGACAAGATCCTCCCCGCGAAGAGTAAGAGGGATACGTGGTCACGCGCTGCGGAGCAGTTGTACGGCTGGCTAGGCGAACAGGAAACACTCGACGCAGTTGAGCGTGGAGACATTTCACCCGGTTTGGGTGCTGCCATTATTTCTGCTGGCGCTATTCCTCTTCCTGGCGCTAAGGGTGTCGGCAAGGCTGTTGGCGCTGTCGCCAAGGGCGGCAAGAAGGTTGCCGAGAAATCCGGTCTAAAGCAGACCGTCGGTGAGGCTGTCGGTGAGTCCGGTCAAAGGGCTGCCAATGAGGCCGTGGGTCGTAAGACCCCCAAGGCGGCGACAGGCTCCAAGGAAGTCAGGGCACCCAAGGGAAAGCCATCCCCTAACCCGCCGCGTCGTGAGGATTACGCTCACGCCTCCTCTCATTCGCGCGCCGTATCCAACTGGCAGAAGAAAGTTGACTTGTGGAACAAGTCCAACCCCGAGGATCAGGTTGCTCAGGCGACGCCAGACCGCTTGACTCCGGGTCAGGGTAAGGCCGCGACAGACACCGAACGCCAGGTCAAGAAGGCGGAAGCGGAAAAGTCCCCTGAAGAGAAGGCGGTCGTAGCGCGAGGAGAGCGCGACGCAAGTAAGGCCCGCCGCGACGAGCAACGAGAAGCAGCGCAACAAGATACTAGTGACCTCGTGGGTGTGGACCGCGATAGTTTGACTGGTTTTGTTGGCCGTCGGCGGAAGGAGCGTGCCCAGCCCACCTCGGTCACCATGGCGGGCATGGAGGGCCAGGGTGCTGGAAAGTCTGTCAAGTTCACAGACTCAAAAAAGGGCGCTAAAAACGAACGGCGCGTTGACGACCTTCTCGCCACAATGCGCAAGCAGTTGGCTGCTCGTGAGCGTGCTGAAGGTGGCACTGAGGCCATCAGGCTTGACGAATCCGGGATGCTAACTCCGTATTCCGATCCCGGTCGCTTTACTCGCCCAACCTTGCTTGAGCAGCAAAGGGCTGAAACGCAAGCGGCACGTTTCGAGGACGCAACCGGACGAAAATTTCCTAGCACCGAGAAGCAACGCAAACGCGAGGCAACGAGGGTAGATCCAGGCTTCGCCGAACCGGCTGCCGGTTCAGTGGAGGATCGTCTTCAGCGCGAAGCAATGGCTGAAGGGCGTGCCAGGGACACTGACGACCGCACCCGCATGTTGATGGACGATGGCCGCCTCATGGGTGAGACTCGATCACAGGAGCGTGCACCCGGTTACCCGAAGGGGCCGTATTACGATCCCAGCGATAAGATGGATAGGGCGTACGACACCTACTCTCAACCACAACCAGACCGAGCAACCACAGCAGCGCAGGCTGAACAAAATGTGCGCATCGGTCGCGCAGAAGGAACCGTGGTTCCGGGCCGCGTAACGACACCGCAACCAGACTTTAGTGGGATGCCACGCGGTATGCCTGTAATGGGTAGGGGAGGACGCGACTCTCAGCCGATGCGGTCATTCGAGCCAATGACTGAAGACGATCTCGCAGCCCAGGGCCTTTTCCCGGTTGAACGAGTGCAACTTGATGACAACGGCAACCCTCAAGTTTTCATTGAGTACTTGAGGGTAGACCCGGATGTCTACATCGGCGGGCCAGGCACGCCGCCGTCCCTAAAGATGTCTCGGCCCAATTATCAAGGTTTTGGTCAAGGTGGGCCTGCCACCACGAGAGTCGTACCCGAAAAAGTTGCTACACCGCAAGCACCGGACGGGGGTGACCCGAGGTTATTCGTTACGAAGGAAGAGGTTGAGGCTCGTACGGCAACACCCGGTGCGGAGGGGCCGAAGAAGGGCGAGAAGCCCAAGCAGCAGCCGCAATCCGGTGACAACTCGCCCGAGGCCCGCCGTGCCCGAATGTACGAGGGTTACCGCGACTTAGAGCGCCAAGGGATTCTGCAACCTGGCGACGCCGACCGGATTATGTCCGGCGGCAAGGGTGCCAAAAAGGTCTTTGAGGAAACACCAACTGGTGAGCAGCGCAGCAGGGGCGTAAAGCCTGGGAGAGCCACCAGGAAAGACGACGAGCGGAAAGCGCGAGAGGCCGCCATCGCAGCCGGTGATCCAGTCCCGAGCCAAGGAAATAGACGTCTTAGGAACTTGGGCTTGGGTGGTGGTCTTGCACTTGGCACAACAGGCGTCATTGCGGGCGCTGGCTACCTGATGGATCCACAGACTAACGACCGTCCGGTTATTATCCCCGGCGAGGCGTACGATTCTAAGAATGCTTTCCGGCCAGCATCCCGTACGCCAACATCCGGTACGCAAAATAGGCCCAAGCAGGGTTTCTTGAGGGACAAGTACGGTCGTCGCATCACTCGTGAGGAGTTTGAGCGGCGCAAGGCATTCCGTGCGAAGCGTGAGCGCCTGAAGGGCCAGGTTCCCGGTGAAATTCTTCGGCAAATGACCGCGAAGGAAATGAAGCGTCGTAAGCGTTTCCGGGGCAACTTCGGAGATCGCAGCGCGTACAACGTCGCCACCCGAAACATCGGTGCTGGCGGTACGCAAACTCGCATTCTTGACACCGATGCGCGTAAGAGACTGAGTGGAGCGTTCCGTGGCTAAACGACAAGGCGGATATCGCGCCCCGAGCAAGCCCGCTCCAGTTAGCGGGCCGGGTCGGATGTCCAAGCGAACTGACGGAACCCCTCAAGGTTCGAAGCCGATTCCCGACGCCGCCTACGGCGAGCAAAAAGATTTTATGGGAATCCAGAAGGGTGCGCCAATGGCCGGATCGGCCAAGGCGATGCCCAAGATTACGCCGTTAGACGCACCAACTCAGCGTCCAGAGGAGCCGGTGACTGCCGGTGCACCCTCTGGCCCTGGTGGTGGCCTGGAGCAGTTGGGCGTGGGGCAGAAGTCAATGCTTGAAGACTTCGCGGCGTTGCGTGCGTACCTGCCATTGATGCAAATGTACGCAGACTCAGAAGCATCGTCAGGAACGATGCGTGCCTTTGTTCGATATTTGAAGGGTGTTTCGGCCTAATGATTTTCTTGCGCTACTTCGAGGAAAACCTTGAGGCGTTGGGATTTGATTTGGCTCCTCTGGCTTGGGATCTTTCTAAGATTCCGTACGCCAACGAGTCGGAGCGTCGTCAAGTATTGAACGACATCATTCGGAGGGGTGACGCTAGTGGCGATAACGCTGCCGGATAGCCCCGATGTCCCGGCGGGGCCTGCGCAAAAGCCAAGCATCGCGGAAAGTTTCAAGCCTAGTGTGCAGCCAATACCGCAGGCTAGGACTGCCGTGGATCGAGCCGAAGAAGCCATTGGCCGACCCATTCAGTCCGCACTCAACAGCCCTCTCGGTATTGTTCTCAACCCGGCGATGCAAGGCATCAACGCCGTGTACAAGAGGACATTTGAGCCTGCATTCGAGACATTATCGGGATACGCGCTTGAACCCGAAGTCGCTCGACGGTACCCCAACCTAGATTTTGAGCAGGTTCGGAAGGTCTCCCGTGACTACGCGAACGAGATCTCCGTAGGCCAGTCGTTTGCTCGCCTTCCCTTCGAGTACATGAATCTCACTTCGGACGCTCTTCCCGAGTTTATGCAGGAAGACTTCGACATTCTCGATCAGGAAGATCGCGACATTGCGTACAAGAGCCAGTTTGCTGGCTGGGCCGCTTCCTCCGCACTCGACATTGGCAAGATAGTTGCAGCCGAAAAAGGCTTCGGCCCTGTGTGGCGTGGCGGCAAGGGCATGGTCTTGGGCCGCAACACGATCAGGAACAAAAAAGATTTAGAGAAGTACATGCTTCGCCTCGACAAGGCGGAGGACTACTTCAAGAATGGGAACAGGGGGCCGCGTAGCGGTGACGTTCGACTGATCCAGCAGTTAGTCGAGTCAAAAGACCCGTTGAAGATTGCCAAGAATCCGCTCATGGCAAATGGCAGCGTGGCAAACCCTGATCGGGCTATTGCGATTGTCTCCAATCTTGATGATGCAACATCGGTCATAAACTACCTCCGCGCAGAGCGCGGAAACCGTAAAGCACTGAACGATCTGTGGAAGGCGCAGCCCCTTGCGGCTGATGCCGTGGACGACTTCGGGGTTCGCTTCACTCCGCTTGATGATATGTCACAGATTCACGCGCTACCAAGCGTGCAGCGTTCTAAAAAATTGCAGGCTGTCTATGCGGACTGGACAAAGAAGAACCCTCAGTTCGCTCGCGCCATTGATGACTTCATCACCGAGGTGGAGTCGGGTGCTGGTATTTCGACGTACACCACCAGGCGGTCAATATTTGGTGGTGCCTTCGATGCCCTCGCAGATCGAGCAACGGTGCCCCGTGGAATGCGCAAGACTGCGACTCAGTTTGGTTTCGTTGAGAATGACGGGGTTTTCGCTCGACTGTTTGAGAACGGGCCTTTCCAGCGTGCAGTGCGTGTAATTTACTCACCATCTCGTGCTCGCCGCAGAGCCGAAATCAATATCTCTAATCCTCGCCAGATGGAAACCGCTTGGCAGATTGCTAGCGAGTTGAACCGGGTTCGTGCCCTGGGGACGCCAGAAGGCGCGCGGTTCAAGCAAAACGCTATCCGTCGCTACATGCGTGCAGCAACAGACACTGAGCGTCAAAGAGTATTCGAAAAAATCGAGCAGGGCACATTGTTGCGGATCGCCCGGGCCTACGGCGTTGAGGGAATGACTGGCTCCACTAGATCAGATAAACTTCTCACGCAGATGGACGCCATCTACAAAAGCATCGACACGCGCCGCACCAACATTCAAAGGTGGGCGGAAGAGCCCGGCGTGTGGCCCGACGCCGATGGCACCTTGAATGTGACGGTTGGGCCGAAGTTGCGATCAACTGAGCCCTCCTCAGTCGTCATGCTTGATCTTGCGGGACTTGAGCGAGCAACAATCAGCAATGTTCGTGACGCATACAAGCGTTCACGAGAGGGTGGCTGGACAGGTAAGACTCGGCCTTCCGCAGGAACTGCCGCACGCGCACGCATGGGCGATTTTAGTTACGGTGCTGGTCAGTTCTTCGATATGGTGAACATCTTCTTCTCCAACAACGTCTTGCTCCGTGTCGCCTACATTCCACCGAACGTAATTATCGACCCGATTCTTCGCGCAACGATGGATACCGAGTCGCTGTTCATGACCCGAAACTTGTTCCCGGGGCTGGCAAACTCAATCTACAACAACACGCAGCGCGTCGCAAACGGGGTGTACCGCGCTCGCACGTACCGCTCTAAGAAGGAAGCAAAAAAACAGTTTGAGGGGCATGCCGAAGAGCAAAGAAAAAAGCAACAAGCAATAGCCGAACTTGAGGAAAAACTAGAACAAGCGCGCAAAAAAGGCGAAGACGTTACCAAGAGAGAAGAGCGCCTAATAAAGAAGCGTGCGGAGTTGGCTCGGTTTGAGAAGCGGACCGAGAAAGCCCGCAAGGAATATTTACGGTACACCACGGAACGTGGTCGCAGAAAGAAAAATCGCGCAGCGATTGGTACTGGCCGCCAAGCAGTTATTCGCCGTCGCGACGGAAGCCCCTTCCCTCGGTTAGTAGCCGAAGATCGTCGCTGGGAGTTCGAGGTTGACGGCCAGAAGTTTGACGTGCTTGATGTTGAAGATCCCAGCGTCAAAGGAGTTCGCCCGTACCAGCAGGAATACGACGCCTACAACAGTTTCCTCGCCGCCTCCAGAACATCTGAGGCCCGTGACCGCTTGCGGTTGCGACAGGGAGAATTAGACGAGATTTCACCCGAACCAGGGAGTTGGCAGGCTTACGTTGACGCGGTGACGCGATTGGCAAACCGCAACTTCCGTAACGAGTTGGACGAGGTTGGCGGTCTGATCTTGCGAGGCGCAAGCGCCGAAGACATCCTTCGTTACCTTGACAGCCCTGATGGCGCTGAGTA